TAGACTCTGCGTTTGACTTTATCGTTATTAATGCAGACGCCACAACCGACGATGTTACGCTAGTTGTTGGCACAGGTTGGACAATTGTTGGCAATGCAGTTGTATCTGAAGCTACTTCAGCCCAGTTCCGCGCTCGTAAAACAGGTGAAGGTACTTGGACTTGCTACCGTATTGCTTAATGTAATCCCCCGCTTCGGCGGGGATTTTAAAAGGAAAAATTATGTCGTCTAATACCAAACCAATTGGCGTTGCTTTTGAAGATCAAGACATTATCGGATCTAATTTTGTACTGTCTGGTGGCGAGTTGGGCTACACCGCAGAAGCAAGCGGTACAGTAACTCAATTGACAGACAAGTCTACAGGGGTAACCCTGAACAAGTCTGCTGGTCAGATTACACTAAACGGCGCCGCTTTAGCTAACATCACAAACGTCTCGTTTACTTTGACTAACAGCACAATCAGCGCAAAAGACGTTGTAGTTTTAAGCGTTGCGTCTGGTGCTACCGCTGGTGCATACAACTGCTGGATTTCTAGCAAAACTACTGGAAGCTGCACAATTACAATACGTAACCTTTCGGGCGGTTCGCTGTCTGAGGCTTTTGTGCTTAACTTTGCAGTTATCCACGTTTTATAATGCTAAATGGGGAACTTCGGTTCCCCAACTAACTATGACTATATATCTAAGACATCCTGATCACGGTAGTAAAGTTGCTACGATGGAACAAGAAGCAGAATTTGATGAACAAAATGGCTGGGTGCGTTATACTACCGATACGCCATCTGAAGAAGAAGTGATTGCGGCTCCTGTCAATACATTGGAAGTAAAAAGACGTCGTAAAACTATCGAGTAAAGGGTGAGTTATGGCAATTTATACCGCCAACGATCAAATTAATGGGGCGCTACGTCTATTAGGGGTATTGGCGGAAGGTGAAACGCCATCTGCTGCTACATCGCAAGATGCTTTAGATGCTTTAAATCAAATGATTGATTCGTGGAATACTGAGCGTCTATCAATATTTGCTACGCAAGACCAAGTATTCAATTGGCCTCCAAATGTACTTAGTAGAACGCTAGGGCCTACAGGTGACTTTGTAGGTAATCGACCCGTTCTATTAGACGATTCGACTTACTTTATTGATCCTGCCAACGGTATCTCGTTTGGTATTAAGATGATTAATCAACAGCAATACAATGGTATTGCCGTTAAGACAGTCACTAGCACTTACCCGCAAGTCATATTTACCAATATGACGTACCCTAATATTGAGATGTACATATACCCTAAGCCAACTAAAGTGTTGCAATGGCATTTTATTTCGGTTCAGGAGCTAACACAACCTGCTACGCTTGCAACTAATATATTGTTTCCACCAGGCTATTTAAGAGCCTTTAAATATAACTTGGCGTGCGAGTTTGCTGCCGAGTTTGGTGTTGAGCCAAGCCCCCAAGTCACACGGATTGCAATGGCGTCTAAACGCAACATAAAACGCATTAACAACCCAGACGATATTATGTCATTACCATACAGTATTGTTGGTACACGCCAACGATACAATATATTCGCAGGAAATTATTAAGGATAAATCATGGCTACGATTGCTATTTCAGCTTTACCTGTTGCAACAACTCAAGCTGGGGCTGATGTATTGCCAATTGTGCAAGCGTCTACTAGCACAACTAAACAACTGTCTGTAACCAATTTGTTTACTAGCCCTGCGCTTGTAACTCCTGCGCTTGGCACGGTAGCATCGGGCAATATTTCTGCTTGTACTAGCACTAGCATGGTATTGACTACACCCGTAATTGGCGCAGCTACAGGCACAAGCCTGACTGCAACAGGTACGATTGTTTCAACTGGCACCGCAGGTATAGGGTACGGGAGTGGAGCTGGTGGTACTGTAGTTCAAGGAACTAGCCGAACTACAGGTGTAACGCTTAATAAAACAACTGGTTCAATTACGTTATTTAGCGCAGCAGGAACAACAGTAGCTGCAACTTTTACTGTAACAAATAGTACAGTTGTGGCAACAGATGTAATTATTCTTAATCAAAAATCAGGTACGGATTTGTATGACTTAATGGTAACTGCTGTTGCTGCGGGTAGTTTTAACATTACTTTTAGAACTACAGGTGGTTCAACTACAGAAACGCCTGTGTTTAATTTTGCAGTAATTAAAGGTGCTGCTGCATAAACAATGAAAACGCCGATTTTAGGTCAATCGTATGTTGCACGTAGCGTTAATGCAGCGGATGCCCGTATGGTTAATCTTTTTCCTGAAGTTGTAACTGAAGGGGAAGAAACAGGGTATTTACAGCGAGCGCCTGGGCTAAAGTTTTTACAAAACATAGGTACTGGCCCTATCCGCGCATTGTGGGCGCATCAAACAAATGGCTCAGACTTCTATGTAGTATCAGGGCAAGAATTTTATAAGCTAACAAGCACATCCGCTACACCTCAACTTTTAGGTACATTAAGTGGTTCAGGCCCCGTATCTATTGCAGATAACGGTACGCAGATATTTTTAGCGTGTAATCCCGATGGTTTTATCTACAATGAAGTAACTAATATATTTGCTAAGATTACGGATCCTGATTTTCCTGGCGCTGTAACTGTATCGTACTTAGATGGTTATTTTGTGTTTAATCAACCAAATAGCCAAAAGATATGGGTTTCCCAATTGTTAGACGGCACATCGGTTGACCCACTAGATTTTGCTAGCGCTGAAGGCTCACCAGACGGCGTGGTTGCTCTTATATCCGACCACCGCGAATTGTGGGTGTTCGGTACTGACTCCGTAGAAGTTTGGTATGACTCAGGCGCAACTGACTTCCCCTTGACGCGTATTCAAGGTGCTTTTAATGAAATTGGGTGCGTTGCACCATTTTCAGTTGCTAAATTAGATAACGGTTTGTTTTGGTTAGGTACAGATGCCCGTGGTCAAGGTATTGTCTACCGTGCTAACGGCTACACAGGCGTTCGGGTTTCTACCCATGCGATTGAGTGGCAAATACAGCAGTACGGCAATATATCCGATGCGGTAGCGTATACCTATCAGCAAGACGGTCATGCGTTCTATGTGCTTAACTTTCCAACAGGCAACGCTACATGGGTTTATGACGTAGCTACGCAAGCGTGGCATGAGCGTGCAGGCTTTATTGATGGTAATTTTACAAGGCATCGTAGTAATAACCAATGTAACTTTGGCGGTATTATTATTGTTGGTGATTACACAAACGGCAATATTTATCAGCTTGACTTAGATACTTACGCTGATAATGGTCAAACGCAAAAGTGGTTACGCTCATGGCGAGCGTTAATGCCAGGACAAAATAATTTTAAACGTACATCTCAACATACCTTGCAACTTAATGCCGAGACAGGCGTTGGGTTAAATTTATACCCAGAATATGATGCTGAAGATTTAGCAACAGAAGATGGCAAAGAAATTGTTGCTGAGTATGTACAGTTTGATTTAGTTACACAAGCTGGGCTAGAGTTAACCACTGAAGCTAATGATCAATTTGAAATTTTAGGTACTAATACAAGCCCTGATATTAACGGCTATATTTTAGCGACTATTGGTTATCCAGCAGCGCCTGGCTATAACCCGCAAGCCATGTTACGTTGGTCAGATGATGGCGGTCACACATGGTCTAATGAACATTGGGCATCAATGGGCAAAATTGGTCAGTATGGCTTTCGTACTTTCTGGCGTCGGCTTGGTATGACTGTTAAGTTGCGTGATCGTGTTTATGAAGTGTCAGGCACCGATCCAGTAAAGATTGCCATTACCAACGCTGAATTATTGCTATCACCAACTAATGCCTGATCCAATTAACATCACGCAGATTCCTGCGCCTAGAGTTGAGTTAATAGATCCACGTACAGGTTTAATGTCACGGGAATGGTTTAGGTTTTTTAATAACATCTATACAATTGTAGGCGCTAACCTAGGCATTGTTCAGATACCCAATGGCGGTACAGGATTAAGTAGTTACCCTACTAATGGTCAATTATTAATTGGCAATACAGCAGGTCAAAAATATGACTTAAATACTTTAACTGCGGGGTCAGGCATTGGTGTTACTAACGGCGCAGGAACTATTGGTGTTGCTAATACAGGCGTATTATCTAACGTGGCAGGCGCAGGTATTTCCGTATCAAGCGCAACAGGCAATGTCACCGTTGCCAATACAGGCGTATTGTCGTTTAGCGGGGGTACAACAGGCTTAACACCTAATACGGCTACTACAGGTGCGGTAACGCTTGCTGGCACCCTAGACGTTGATAATGGCGGTACAGGACAAACAACCTACACCAACGGTCAACTATTGATTGGTAACACAACAGGAAATACCCTAACTAAAGCTACATTGACGGCTGGTACAGGAATAGCCATTACTAACGGTACAGGTTCGATTAGCGTAGCTACTAATGGCACCGTAACAACAACGGCGCCAGTTACTAAAACGGCTGATTTTAGTGTAGCATCTACAGATACATGGTTAATAAACAATAAGACAGGTTCTACTTGCACGGTTACGTTACCGTCGCCATCGGCTAACACAGGGCGGGTTTTATATTTTATTAATTATCAGAATCAGCTGTTAGTGTCAGCGTCTAGTAATGTTGTATCAAGGGCGGGTGGAGCTGCGGGTACAGCCATACTAGATAACGTAGCAGGTAATTGGGCAACCATTGTGTCAGACGGTACAAGCTGGGTTACAACGCAAGCAGCAACATTCAACAACTTATTGCTAGAATAATATGCAAATTGAAATGAACGTTACTTACGGACAAGGGTTTTTACCTACGCTACCTATGTTTGCAAATATGGGTTTGGCTAAGATTGATGTAACGCCAGATAAGATTGTCAAGTTGCAAGATGAATTGCTTAAAATGGAACAAGCAGACATTGTAACTGAGCATACTTTTATGCCAAATGTTTATGAACGAAAGATTACTGTACCGCCTTGGTGTGTTTTAACAGGGGCAGCGCATAAAACAGATTACAAAGTTCGGCTAGAAAAGGGTACAATTGCTGTTAATATTGGCACAGAAGTAAAAATATTGACTGCGCCATGCGAGTTTAATGCTTGTGCTGGCGAACAACGTGTTGGCCGCGTATTTGAAGATGAAGTAGTTTGGGTAGATATTTACGCAAACCCTGATGATTGTAAAGATATAGCAGTCCTAGAAGATCGACTTTATGTTGTGCCTGAATGTGGGTTAGGGGAAAATAGAGTTAAACAATTAGCGACAACAAACACAGCTAAACTTGTTAATGAAGGAGAAATATAATGGCAGGATGGGTAGCAGCATCGGTAGCGGGCAGCGCTTTAATAGGCGCTTATTCATCTAGTAGAGCGTCTAGCGCGCAATCACAAGCGGCGGGCGAGGCTACACAAGCGCAACGCGATATTGCTGATCAACAAACTGCGCTTCAACGTGAACAATATTTAAAACAACTTGAGCTAAACGCGCCTTTTAGAGAAGCTGGACTTACAGGCACAAATATGTTGTTAGCTCAGTTGCAAGGCCCAAATGCTACTGCTAAATTTGGCGGTGTGCCAGGCTACGACCCAGCTTCTGCTATGAAAGATTTTGGTGGCGTTGCGGGTTACGATCCAGCATCTGCTATGAAAAACTTTGGCACCGCCGATTTTCAAACCGATCCAGGCTATGCGTTCCGTTTATCCGAAGGCATGAAAGCGCTTGACCGTACAGCCGCGTCAAGAGGTGGCCTGTTATCAGGCGCTACTCTTAAAGGAGCGCAGCGTTACGGATCTGATTTAGCATCGCAAGAATACGGTAACGCTTACAATCGTTTTCAAGCTAATCGCGCTTCGCAATCGCAAGAATATCAAAATGCGTTTAACCGTTATCAAGCCGAACGTGCAGCAAAAGAACAAGGTTACGGTAACGCATTTAATCGTTTTCAAACTGAACGAATTAACACCCTAGCACCGTTGCAAAGTCTAGCAGGCGTTGGGCAATCAGCAGCGCAACAAGCCCAACAAGCGTCACAAAACTATGCCGCAGGAACTAGTAGCGCTTTAGCTAACTATGGTAACGCTCAAGCTAGTAACATTATTGGCGCAGGCAATGCGAGAGCATCTGGGTATGTTGGCGGCGCTAATGCGCTAAGTAGTGGCGTAGGTCAAGGAATAAATTTCTATCAAAATCAAAATTATTTAGATAGGCGTTTTCCTTCAGCGGGTGGTGGTGGAGGCGGGTACGTTATGCCAGAACCGTATTCATACGGCGGCGCAGATGCCTACTCAATGTAATTTTTAAGGACTAATTATGGCAACTATTGATCCAAGTATTGCATTAAGCGTTAAACCTATTCAAATTCAAGACCCATTGAATCGCATGGCTGCAATGATGCAGATTGAAGGCGGTCAACAAAGCCAACAACTTAACGCGTTAAAGATAAAAGAAGCAGAACGTGAGCTTAGTGAAAGCGAAGGGATCCGTAATTATTTAACAAGTGCTAATTTAAAAACACCCGAAGGTAGAGCAGGGTTAAGCCAATTTGGGCAAAAAGGTTTAGCGTATGAAAAACTATTAGCCGACCAAGAAGAAGCAGGGTTAAAGCGTACTAAACTTCAAGGTGAAATTAGCGAGCAAGATAGGGCTGAAAGTAGAGAAAATTTTAAAAATTTAGTTTTTAATACCTCTGATGAAAATGTTTTATCACATCTTCAAGATAGTGTTTTAAAAAAGAAACTAACTCCTGAAGCAGCCCAACAACAATGGGCGTCTGTAGCGGGGATGACACCTGAACAACGTAAACAACACTTTACAATGCTTGGCACTAAAGCGGAAGAATTTTTTAAACAACAAGCGCCTACACCTGAATTTAGAAATTTCCAACTTGGTCAAGCAAACCCAGCGTTTGCAGCTAGGCAAGTTGAGTTAAAACGTGCAGGCGCAGGGTCATCGCAAGTTTATATGCCACCAGGAGAAAAAGCCGAACAAATAGGTCGAGGAACATATTTAGTTAAAAGCTATGAAGATGTAGCTAACTCGGCTAAACTTGCGGCTAAAACTTTACCTGCTATTGATACTAACTTATCGTTATTAAATCAAGGATTTAAAACAGGATTTACCGCAGAAACACAAAAAGGCGCCGCTAACATATTAAGCGCGCTAGGCGTTCCAGAAGCAACTAAGTATGCTACAAACGCTCAAGTTTTTAAAGCTAACTTAAATGATCTTGTGTTACAAAAGCAATTAGAACAAAAAGGTGTACAAACTGCCGCCGATGCAGAGCGTATTACAAGCACAGGCGCGCAACTTGGCAATACTGTTCAAGCTAATGAATTTTTATTAAATGTAGCTAAAGCGCAACAAAAACAAGCCATTGAAAAGCGTAACTTTTACGATAGTTGGTATCAACAAAATAAAACTTACGATGGCGCTGAAAATGCTTGGTTTAATGGTCAAGGTGGTAAATCTTTATTTGAGCGCTCTGAGCTTAAAAAATACAATGTAGACACCTCAAGTACACCGTCTAGCGCAAGTGGAGTACCTTCCGCGGCGGTTGAAATGCTTAGAAAAGATCCAAATTTAGCCGCGCAATTTGATGCTAAATATGGCGCAGGCGCAGCAGCTAAAGCATTGGGGCGCTAAATGGCGGCTAATCTTTTTGACCAGTTTGACGTCGCTCCTGTAGCTACACCCCCTGTTGCAAAAGGTAATCCTTTTGACCAATTTGACATGCAAACACGTCAAAATGTCGGCGCTGAACCTTTACGCCGTAATTACGCCATAAGTGAAGTTCCTTTGGCGGCGGTAACAAATATACCTAAAAGCACGGCTGAAGCGGCGATGGGTATATATCAAGCTGTTACAAGTCCAATTGAAACTGCCAAAACTATTGGCGATGTTTTAGCAGGCGGTGTTTACAATGTGTTACCCAAAGAAGCAGTTAGTTTTATAGACAAATTTGATTCTAACCCCGCTAATAAAGAACGCGCTATAAAAACTGCTAACGCCGTTGGCGGTATTTATACGGATCGTTATGGCGATTGGGAAAAAATTAAACGTACAATGGCTGAAGATCCTATTGGCGCTATTAGTGATTTATCTTTGTTATTCTCAGGCGGTGCAGGTGCGGCAAGTAAAGCTGGGATGGCTAAAACAGCAGGTGCCTTAACAACTGCTGCGTCGGCTACGAATCCAATTAATGTTGTAGCAAAACCAGTAGAAATGTACGCAAAGTCAAAAAATGCTTTGTTACAGTCACAAAAAGAAGCTAATGCTATTCGTGACGCAAATGTTCTTGCCGCGCAAAGAGAAGGTTTTGTTGTTACGCCTGGTAGTTTAACGCCTACTGGCGCAAATGTTGTAAAAGAACGAATTGCAGGTAAGACTCATTTAGAGCAACTTGCGTCTATTAAGAATCAACAAATGGCAGATAAAGTAGCGCGCCGTGCAGTTGGTTTACCTGAAAACTCACCATTAACGCCCGAATCAATGAAAGATATTCGTGCAGCAGAATACGCTAAAGGTTATGAACCTGTTAAAAATTTAGGTAATATTGTTGCAGATACGGTTTATTTAGATGATCTAGCTAATATTCAATCAAAATATACAGGCCCATCTAAATCTTTTCCTGAAGCCGTACCTGATGAAGTAGGCAACTTAATTAAAAAATATAGTGTTGAAAAATTTGATGCTGCGGATGCCGTAGATGTAATTAAAAATTTACGTGAGCAAGCTAGCGGTAATTTTAGAAAAGGCGAAAATGCTTTAGCTAAATCGCAACTTGACATATCCACGGCTTTAGAAAGTCAAATTGCTCGTAATTTAGAAGCGTCGGGCGACCCTAAATTAGCAAATTTACTAGAACAATTTAAAGCGTCACGTCAACGCATGGCAATTAGTCATACAATTGAAGATGCTATTCGTGTAGGCTCAGGTTCTGTAGACGCTAAAAAATTGGGTCGAGATATTCAAAACGATAAGTTTATGACAGGCGATTTAAAAACTATAGCTGAATTTGCTAATACATTCCCAAGAGTTAACGTACCCCCTAGTACGATTGGTACGCCAGGCGCAGCAACAGTTGTAGGCCGCAGTCTTAGCGGCGGTGCTGGAGCTGTTGCAGGCGCGTTAGCTGGTGGTGGCCCAGGTGCATTTGTAGGTGCAATTGCGCCAGAATTAATTTCAGCAGGGATGCGACAGTATATGTTATCAAAAATGGGTCAACAAAATATATTACCTAAGTACGATAAATATAAAAACTTGTCAAAAGGATTAAGCGATGAAGGCGTTCGTAACGCTTTAATAGCTATACAGGCGGGAGAACTTGCCCGTGAGAATAAAAACGCACTTGCAAGGTAATTATGGAATACTCAATAGCTGAAAACGATAAACGGATCAGCGTTCACGAACAAGTTTGTGAACAAAGATACAAGCGCATTGAAGAATCGTTTGATCGTGGGGATAAGCGCATGGCTCGCATTGAGTATATGTTGTATGCGTTGATAGCCGTTACGTTCTTTGGCAAAGACACCTTGATGGAGTTGCTACAGGCGGTCATTGTAAAATGATGCCAGAAGGATTCCTGATTGAAAAGCTAGCGCCTGCCCTTGGTGGTTTGTTTGGTGGCTTGTCGCTTGCTATGTTTTGGACTCCTGAGAAGTTGCAGGAAAAAGGTAAGGTTGCGTCTGTTTTTATTGCAGGCGGGATTTCTGCAATGGCAGGCTTTGCGTTTACGGGGATTGTTGCTGAAAAACTAGGCATTAATCCTGAAAAGTTGGATATGCAGATTGGGTTAGCATGGGTGTTAGGTCTGTGTAGTGTAGCTGTCATCAATTGGGTGTCTAATTACATGGTTAAGCGTGAACACATGGACATCAAAGAAATTGCTGATGAGATTAAACATAAACCAAAAACAAGAAAATGACAATCATTCATTGGCTCATGTCTATTCTAGTAATTGAACTAATTGCAGTCTTTGTAGTAGCTTTCCTAGCGTTTTCAGGATTCTTTACAGATATGCGTATGCTATCCAAGATTGGCATTTTTGTAATGACTACTGGATTAATGGTGCAAGTCATGCGTTCATTACATTACTTTGAGTTTGGTTCATATCCTGTAGATACTTTGTTCCCGCTATGGATAACCAAAGACATTGGCGCATCCATTATTATATTTGACTTGGCGTTGCTACATTTTAGAAAGGCTAAAGAATGTTAGGACTTGATGCAATACTAAACATAGGCGGTAAGTTAATTGATAAGCTAATCCCCGATCCAGAGGCAAAAGCTAAGGCACAGTTAGAATTAGCAACGCTAGCGCAAAATGGTGAGCTTGCTCAATTACAGGCGGATGTAAGCGAACAACAAGAGCTAACCAAGCGCGTGCAAGCCGATATGATGTCAGACTCTTGGATGTCTAAGAACATCCGTCCTATGACCCTTGTATTCATTCTAATCACATATACCACGTTTGGAATGATGTCCGCATGGGATATTGAAGTGAACAATAATTATGTAGAATTACTAGGTCAATGGGGTATGCTCATAATGAGCTTTTACTTTGGTGGTCGTACTCTTGAAAAAATTATGGATATGAAGGGTAAGAAATGATAAGTAATTGGGATAAGTCGTTTGATATGGTCATCGCCCATGAGGGTGGTTTTACAAATGATGAACGTGACCCTGGCAATAAGTTACCAGACGGGCGCAAAGGCTCTACCATGTTGGGGTGTACTCAAGCTAACTGGGAAAAGTATGTAGGACATGAAGTAACTCAAGATGATATGAAAGCGCTAAAGAAAGAAGATGTTAAACCGTTATACAAAAGAGATTATTGGGATGCAGTTAGGGGTGATGATTTACCTGCTGGCGTGGACTATGCTGTTTTTGATTTTGCTATTAATGCTGGACCAGCCGCTGCTCGTAAGATGATACAGAAAGCGCTTGGCGTGACTGCTGACGGCTCTATTGGCCCTGCAACCATGAAAGCAATCCAAGAGGCAGAAGGTAAAGACTTGCTAGACAAGTTCAGCAACAGCAAAGAAGCGTTCTACAAGTCGTTGCCGACCTTTCCAACTTACGGCAAAGGATGGCTCAAGCGTGTAGCTGACGTGCAAACATCCGCGTCAACCATGTTAGCGTGACTGTTGCCTAGCCATCTCACGCGCTTGCATACATAACTCAGCGTATTTCTTAGCAGTATCAGGGTGCCAACCACCCATCAATACGTCACAATTAACTTTTGCTCGATCTTCTCTACGCGTTAACTCGGTCATGCCGACCAAGTAAGTGCAGACAATAATGCCGAATAACGCTACTAAAATAACTACGCCGTCTGTTTTCATATCACGTCTCCTAGTGAATATTTTTTTAATAGATGGTACTTAAACTTCCGTAACGCCATACTTTCAATCTCGCTAACTCGACTACGGGAAAGCCCTAACTCATCTGCAACTTCTTGCTGGCTCATGTGGCCTTCGTTGTTCTGAGGCGCAGGTATGTATTCTTCGTAGTCGTCGTCCATTAATAAGCACCTTTCTTTGGTGCGTTATTGGCGTGGCAACAATATCTTTCGCCCATTTGCTTAATCATTTTTTTAGAATCTTCTACTTGCTTCTGACGTAATAACTCGCATATCTCAGGGTTAAATCGCCCTGCCCGAATCATTTGCGTGATCATATTCTTGTCGGTATTATTCATATTTGCTCCTTGTATTGATTTGTCGATAGGCTTGGATAGCCATTCGCAAGTCTTGTTTTAATAATTCTATCTCATAAGTATCCTCTAAAATCCGAGAATACGCTTCTGTTGCAAATTCAACTAAATTGGCGTGTGACCAAGCGTAAAAATCAGGTTCAGTCATGGCGCAATAGCTTCCTTCATAATCTCAATACGCTCACGGCTAACCCGCAAGGTGTTATACCTCATGTGTAAGCGTTCCATGATGGACGCTCGCTTGAGGCCACGTCGCTCCTCAATCAACATAATTAATACTTCAGACTCATTGAGCTGATTCAGTACGGCTTGTAGCTTGCGCCAACTTAGCGGTTTCATCTTCGACCTTTCTTTGTAGTTCAATTGTTTCAGCAGTAATTTTTTTTAATGATCTAAGCGCAGCGTTGTACTGCCGCGCCCTAATTGTTTCTTCAGCCATCGCCGCTTTCAGCTTGGCTTTGTATTGTAGTAACCTTTTCATTCTTTCCTCTCTTTGATGTCATAAAACCAATCATCGCCTGCCGACCACTTGCGCGTGCCATCAACTGTCCATAACCGTTGCGCTGCTTGAAAATCAGGAAACTTTGTCTCAGCAGGGATCAGGCTCTGGTCGTACCACAAGCAACGGTTGTTGGGTTGCGTAGCAAATTGACCGTTCTCTAACTGAATAAAATTAAAAGACTTGTGTTCTTCGGCCTGCTCAGTAAAAGTTGTGTCTACATCCAAGCCGTCAGCGCAGAAATCTACCGTAAACAAATAGCGCCCAAAGTGCCAGGCTTTGTCTTTACCCAAAAACTTGACGCCCAAGTTACGCAAGGCAATTTTTTCAATAATGGTAAATCTGTAACTCATGCAATCCCATAACTGCAAGACATCAATTGGCAGATCACTAGCGTCAGCGTGCCAGACGTACGCATGGATGGGCAACTTGTCGTACAACGCGCCATACGCAGGCAATAGGCTTTCAATACGAAAGACCTGCCCACGTAAAGCTTTAAGGCTAACCCAAACGCAAGGCTCTAACTCGCCATGCCCTTTGTGGTCGTTGTACAAAAACTCACGCTTTATAAAGCATTTAACAGGGGGTAACGATGCGACGATATAGCTCATTTTTCCCTTGCTTTCTGTAGTAATGCTTTGGCAAATTTATAGACGTCGCTATACTGATACGTTTGATCTTCCGTAAAAATAAAACTGGCTAGTTCTTCTATTTCTTCGTCGGTTAGTTCACGCAACTTATAAAGTGGAGTTAACTCAAACATGGGGTTTGGTGGCATTTCTTTAAAAAGTACGCCATTTTCAGACATATACGCTACTGATTCAGTCATGGTTCTTCTCCTTTTGGTTATTTACTGCAATACGAACAACAACATTGACTAGGTATTCTGTGGCATTTGCTACAAAAAATATTTTGGTTCATTTCTCTCTCGCTTTCTGTAAAATTTCTCTAATACATTCAAGTTGTAACCATCCAAAATTCTCTACATCAAAATACTGGTCGTACACTTCTTTTATTTCATCTTCTGTTAACTCACGCAACTCAACTTCTTTAGATAGCCGATTAACTTCTAGCATCAGCCGTGCAATCGTACCCTCAGCGCTCTCAAGCAATTTAATCAACTGTTGTTCGTTCATGTCAGCTCCTCCATAGCTATCTCCGATAACGCCTTTTTATCCTTCAAGGCACCCAAAATACGTTCCTCAATCGTTTTCGTTGTGATGAGGATGTAAACCCACACGTCATGCTTTTGACCGCTTCGGTGCAGTCTACCGATAGTTTGTTCGTAATACTCTAGCGACCACGGCAGAGACACAAACACCATCTTGCATCCGCCATGCTGTAGGTTTAGCCCATGCCCTGCTGATAGTGGGTGGATTAACAACAGTTCTATTTCGCCTGCGTTCCAACGTGCGATTGACTGCGGGTCATTGATTGTCTGTGCGCTAGGATACCTACGCTTGAGTTCTGCTAGCTCCTCGACATAGTTGTAAACAATAATCGTATTCGCCCGTTGGTTCTCGTTCAGCAGCTCATCCAACATATCAAACTTATGGGTGCTAAACCAAATAGGCGTCTGGGTGACATTCATACGCCCAGGTGTATTGGACGCTGTTGTTTCGGTACTGTAAACAAACCCTGACGACATCTGTTGTAACTTCTGTGTGACTACGGCTGCGCTAATCGCCGTAATTTTTTCTTTACCAAACTGCACAACAAAGTCCTTCTTCATTTTCTCATAATGGCTACGGTCAGCCATATCGCAACGCATCTCTACGATGTGTAGCGGTGGTAGCTGGTCAGCATACTCGCCAGCATCTAGCACAAACGTCGCAGGTTTGATGATCTGCATGACTTCAAGCAGCGCACCTTTGCGTGGCGCCCACTCGCCAAAGTCTTTGTTCATTAGGATAAAATACTTTTGCATAAAAGCCCCCTTAGACCGCCCTAGTAGCTGTTGGTCGATAATCTTACATTGTCCAAACACATCTTCAAGGCCATTGCTAGTAAACGATCCTGTCAAACCCCAACGTATTTTGATAGGGTCAATGACTTTATTAAGGGCTTTGAAGCGTGCGCCTGACGGATTTTTTAACCTAGTCAGCTCATCAAACACAATACCGTCGAAGTCCATGTCGTCTGGCAACGATTGCAGATTGTCGTAGTTAGTTACAACCACTAGCGCCTTAGACTCAAACGCTTCTTTGCGTTGCTTCGGTGTGCCTACGGCTACGGCTAACTTCATAAAAGGCGCCCACTTCGGCTGCTCAACAGGCCACACATCGGTGCAGACACGCTTTGGTGCTATGACTAGCCATCTAGTTACAACGCCGTTGTACAGACAATCGTACATGGCGCGTAGCGTAATCGCCGTTTTACCTGCGCCAACAGGCGCAAGAATCATCGCACGGTCATGCTCGTACAAAAAATCAGCGGCTATCTCTTGGTAATCACGCAATTGCATTTTTTAACCCCTTAAAAATGTGTGCAATAACATCAACAGTCCATCCGTTACCTATGTGATGCGCTGCTTTATCTCTAGGTAATTTTTTTGTGTAGCCTTCAGGTAAAGTCATACAGCGCTCTAATTCCGTTTGCGTCATGTATCTACAGCTTTCGGCACTTAGTTCTTTATCTTCAAAAACTAAAGTTGTAAAGCCTGTTTTTCTATACCGATACACCATTCGAGTCTTGTCTCTAAGAGGTCTAGAGTCTGACGCTAATAAAGCCCTAGCTTTTTTACGATCCGTATACCCACTTTCTAATATATCTTGAAGGTTAATATCTTTATCTTCAGGTTGGCTGACGTTTGGTATGTTAGTCCAATACAATCTATTTCGTAACGCTGCTGAAACTAAACTACTGTTGATTCGTATTGGTTGAACACCAAATAAACCACTTATCGTATCTTTATCTTCTTGCGACATCCCACCAACATTTTCAAATAAAAAATACTTTGGTTGCATTTCTTGATAAATTCTTAAATATTCAAAAAATAACGATGATTTCTTACCAGCTAAACCTTGTCTATCCTTCATGCCAACTGAAAGATCTTGACAAGGTGAACCCCCTATTAAAAGATCAAAATTTTTAAATTTGTTTCCGTCACATTCAAAAACATCTGAATAATAATGTGACTGTGGATAATTATCGCTAGATATTAGTTTTGCGTTTTCATCTATTTCATACGCATGATATTCGCAATTAACCCCTACTTTATCTAATGCAACTCGACCACAAGAAATTCCGTCAAACAATGACAATACTTTTAACCCATTCATCAATTTGCTCCTTAGTCCATAAACACGCATATTTTTGGGATAACCCCGTTACTTCTTCCATAAAAAATTTCTGTAGGGCAGATACTTTGCCACCCTTTGTTTTTAATTCTACAAACCATGTGTCGCCATTGGGCAGACACGCTATCTGATCTGACACGCCACGCTGGTTG